ATGCACAATCACAAGAAAACTTTATCGCTGATAAGGTATTCCCAACAGTAGGCGTTCAGAAACAATCTGACAAATACTACATCTATGACCGTGCGAACATGAACCGTACTGGTGACGTAGAGAAACTAGCTCCACGTACAGAAGTAAACCGTATTGGTATGACCATCTCAAACAGCAGCTACTTCGCTGACGTTTATGGTCTTGGTATGGACTTTGATGAACAGACTTTGGCTAACGAAGATGCTGCATTAGAGATCCGTTCTGCTGGTGCTGAAACTCTGGCGATGCGTCTGATGATCCATCGTGAAGAGCAGTTTGCTACAAACTTCTTCTCAGACAACATCTGGGGAACCAACTATGACGGTGCGTCTTCAACATCAGGAACTAACTTCCTGTATTGGGATGATGCTGCTGCTAAACCAATCCAAAACGTAACTGACCTACGCCGTGTAATGCAGCTTAAGTCAGGTGGCTTCAAGCCAAACACAATGGTTGTTGGTAAAGAAGTACGTGATGCTCTGGTAAACAACGCAGACATCTTGGCTCGCTTGAACGGTGGCGCAACTGTAACCAACACAGCTTTGGTAACTGATGCTAAACTGGCTGAGATCTTTGAAGTAGAGAACTTCTACGTCATGGAAGCTGTCAAGAACTCATCTGTTGAAGGTGTTGCAGAAAGCAATGCGTTTATCGGTGGTAAACATGCTATGTTGTGCTACACACCAAACAATGCTGGTCTTATGTCACCAGCCGCTGGTTTGACCTTTGCTTGGAATAACCTTGAAGGTGTAAACAACTTAGGTATCACTGTTGAGTCATTCTCAGACGATGCTCTTAAGCGTCAACAGATTGCTGAGATGATCCAAGTTAAGATGTCTTACGATATGCAAATCGTAGGTGCTGACTTGGGTGCCTTCGTAAACGGCATCGTACAGTAAGTATTTACTATGGTGGGGGCTGTAGTGGCCCTCACTTCCCCTTAATCAAAGGATTACCCGATGTTCCTTAATGAGCCGATGCAGTACGACAGACCACTTTTTGTCACCCTGACCATGAAAGCACAAGGCCGCACATTTAATGCTGGTGATGAGCTTAAATGGAAAGAGATAGGTTTAGATAAAGAATTAGTAAAGATACTCTACAGAGAAGGTAGACTAAGACACAGTTCAACCCTTGAAGCTGAAACCAAAGTGGGTGACGGACTAGAGGTGCTTGATGTCGGTGGGTTACATAACTTAGTGGATGGTATCAATGAGAAAGTAAAGTCTAAGACAAAATCTGACGCTGAGTTCCAAAAGAAGAAGTGTAAGAAGTCTAAGATAGCTGATAAACAACGTGGGCTTATTCGTAGCTGGCGTAGAAATTATGGTCACATGGAGACTGATTGATTATGGCTTGGTCGTATGATGCAACAAACTTAGGTACAAGTACTGTAGCAGAGAGATTAAACTCTGTTAGATTGCTTGTAGGTGATACTGACACTAACGACCAACAAGTACAGAATGAAGAGATTATCTTCGCTCTCAATCAAACAAGTGACAACGTGTATTATGCTGCTGCATGGTCTGCTAGAACGATAGCTGCACAATACTCTCGTAGGGTTACACAGAACTTGTCAGGCGCACTCAGTGCTGACTACAGCGACTTACAAGAGCATTACACTAGCCTAGCTGAGACACTAGAGCATCAAGGTAAAAAGACTGGTGCTGTACTGGGTATTAAAGCTGGTGGTATTAGTATAGCTAGGGTAGATGCTGTAAGGCAAGATACAGACCGTGTTCCAGCATCCTTCCGTAGGGATAGATTTAAGAACCCACCAAGTTACAGTGGTGATGACTACGACTATAGTTAAGGGGTAGGTGATGGCATTCTCAAGAGGTTATAACCTACTTAAGATGGTTGATGAGTTTGGGGAACCCCTTACTTTAAAGAAGAAGACTACAGCAGGAACCTACGATCCTACTACAGGAACAGTAACAGGCTCCGCTACAACCGACTACAGCTTTACTGGATACTTCTACAACTACGATCAGGGCATCATAGCTAACGTAGATGAGATCCGTAGAGGCACCCGTAAATGTGTAGTCCCAGCATTAGGATTAGAAGTAGAACCCGATGACGAAGATCAGATTATTGGTAACGGTGACACAGTTAATGTCATTTCTGTTGTTACTATATTTTCTAATGGGGTCAAGATTTGTTTCTTGTGTGATGTGAGAGAATAATGGCTGTACAAGCAACACTCAAGGTTAATCCTTCTCTTAAACAGAAACTAGCTCTACTTGAGCAAACTGCTGAAGACAAGGTTAGAGATGTCCTAGTAGATATAGCACAAACTGCTGTTAGATTGTCTCCTGTAGATACTGGTGCTTATGTTACCTCACACTCCTTCAAGACCAATACAAGTTCTAGGGGTCGTGGTAAATCTTCTCGCAATAAACCTAAGAAACAAAACCAACAGTCTATGCGTCAAGAAGGTTTAGATAATCTAGTACAAGACATTAATGCTTTAGATTTATCTGATACCACAAAGATTACTCTTCGTAATGATAGTCCTCACGCTCAGGCAGTAGAGTACGGTGGGCCTAACTGGAAGAGACAGGGTTATTACGTTTATACTCAAGTGAGAAACATTCATGGCTAGTATTTATAATGACATACGTGCAGCACTTGAGAACAAGTTAGCTAATACCTCTAATTTACCTAGTGGGATAGCTTATGAGAATGTCTCATTTAGCCCAACTACAGGTACAAGTTACCTACAGACTAATTTTCTCCCGACACTCCGTAGACCCGCTGTAAGAGGTTTAAACCCACAACAGAGATACGATGGTGTGTTTGTTGTAACTGCCTACACCCCAGAAGGTAATGGCCCCGCCGCTGCTGATGCCTTAGCTAACACTATCCTAGAGGCTTTTGAAGCAACCACTAAAATCTCCTACTCTGGGGATGAAACAATAACTGTATCTATAGACTACGCTGAAAGACAGCAAGGTTTCTTAGATGCGCCTTGGTACTACGTTCCGATTAATATCGGATGGTACGTGTATAACAATTAGGAGAATACAACATGGCCTTCGCACAAGGTTCTCGTTCCAGCCTATCGTTCATTGTGGAAAGCACATTTGGTACGACTCCCGCTGGTAACTTTACAAACTTACCCTTTAGCACACACTCTTTGAACTTAACCAAGGATCGTGTAGCTGGTACTGATATTCAAGCTGACCGTATGCCCCGTGTTGACCGTCATGGTAACCGTCAAGCTGCTGGTGACATTGTTGCTGACTTACGTGATGCTGACTACGATGCGTTTTTAGAATCAGCTATGCTTAACACTTGGTCAACTAACGTCCTTAAGGTTGGTACTACACCTAAATTCTTCTCTATCGAAGACTACGCTGCTGACATCGACCAAGCTCGTTTGTTCACAGGTATGACAGTTTCTACTATGGGTATCTCTCTAGCTCCTAATCAGATGGTAACAGCTACCTACGGTATGGTTGGTAAAGACATGTCCATAAGTGCTACTCAGAAGACACAGGACGCTGCATCAGGTGCTGCTCCATTCGATGCCTACTCAGGTACACTAGAGATTGGTAACGTCAACGGTTCACCCTCTACATCAGCTATCGTAACTGGTATGGACTTTACCTTGACTAACTCCTTCGCACCTACCTTTGTAATTGGTAGTGATAGTGCGCCACAATTAGAAGTCGGTCGTGCAGAAATCGAAGGTACTCTTTCAGCTTACTTTGAGGATGCCTCACTAATCAACCGCTTCTTAAACGAAACAGAAACTGAGCTTGAAGTAACTGTGGGTGATGGTAGCAACACCCTTAAGTTCGCATTCCCACGGGCTAAGATTAACAGTGCAGACGTAGGTGTAGATGGCCCAACTAGCCGTGTCATCTCTATGTCATTTGTAGCACTCTACAACACGACAGATGCAAGTAACTTAGTTATTACTCGCTCTTCATAAGTTCCCTAGCTAGGGTGGGGAGGCATTGGTGTCGGGTCTGATGCTTCCCCTTTAATTACTAACCCGACAACTTTTCACCCCGACGATAAGGAAACTCGACATGGATTTACTAGATTTAACCCCGACCAGCGATACTGTAGATGTCACTATTGTACATCCTACTAGCTTTGATGTCTTGACTAATGATGACGATACACCAATGGTTATCACTGTGTATGCACCCCACTCTAAAGAGTATAAGGCTGCTGTACATGAACAAACCAACAAACGTCTGAAGCAAGCACAGAACAAGAAGAAAGTAGAGATTACAGCAGAAGACTTAGAGGACGCTACCTTAGACTTACTTGCTAAAACTACTAAAGGCTGGAAGATTACTTATGGTGGTTCTAAACCTAAGTTCTCTATCGCTAAGGCCAAAGAGATTTACGCTGAAGTATTCTGGATAAGAGATCAGATTGAGGAAGCAGTAGCTAACTCTCTGGATTTTACGAAAGCCTGATTGAAGAACTGGTTGACTATGCAGAGCATGAGTTCTCTATAAGTAGACCAGACAAGTCAGGCACATCAGAACGTGAACACTTAGAACAAGTAGAAAGGCAGACTGGACACAGACCAAAAGCATTAGATGGCCCCGACTTCCCATTGCTTATGTCTCATGTTTGGTCTGCCTTTATTGTATTAAACGCAAGTAGAACGATGGGTTTCTCAGGACCAAACCCTATAAGTTATCAAGAAATAAAAACATGGAAGGAGCTTACAGATACACCATTGTCTTCTTGGGAGATAGAAGCAATAAAACGTGTTGATGTAGTCTTTATGGGTACAATGAATGGCTGATCTTTCTGATATTAACATTGGTATAAACGTAGAGGCGGGGGATGTTACTAAGGCTATCTCTAAGTTTGAGTCATTTAAACGTAAAACTGCCCAATTAAAACTAGAGTTAGATAAGGGTAACATTAGCACAAAAGCATATAACCGTGGTGTAGATCAGATGGCACGGGAGCTTGGTAAAGTAACTGGAAATATAAACCAAGCTAAAAGTGCAATGTATAAATATCAGTTTGCCATAAAAGATGCCACTGAGGAACAGTTAAGATTTACTACTGTATCAGGAAAAGGCATGAGAAGGATGGAAGTCCTTGCGCAACAGGCTGGTTATCAAATCGGTGACCTTGCAGTACAGATACAATCAGGTACAAATGCTGCTGTAGCTCTAGGGCAACAAGGTTCTCAGTTATTAGGTTTCTTTGGCCCTTACGGGGCGCTCGCTGGTGCCGCTTTAGCTATTGGTACAGGTCTTATTGCCCCATTTATTCGGGCGGGTAAAGAGGTTGAGACTTTTGCAGAGGAGGCTGAACAAGCCCTGCAAGCTGTAAAGGATAAAATTGATGAGCTTGAAACGGGTAGAAATAGTATATTAAGGGGTTATGACGAAGAGACAGCTAGACTAAGGATTCTCGGTAGAGAGCAAGCTGACGCACTACAGGCTAAAATAGATACAGTTAATGCGCAAGGTTTGGCTGCTGGTGACGCTGAACTCTATTCAAGGCGTGAAAGAGAAGCCTTACGAAACACTTTTGACGCTATAAATGAAAACCTTGCAAAAAGAAAAGAGTACTCAGATGAACTTGAAAAACTAAGAAAGAGTGAAGAAGGGAAAAAAGCTGAGGGTAAGGTTTCACCAGAAGAAAAAGCTCAAAATAGATTAAACAAATCAAGATGGGCAGCTTTCCAAGCTCAAATGGCGGCAGCTAAAAAGCGTCAAGAAGAAGAGAATAAAATAAAAGCTATCTTTGAGGAGCAGTCTCGTGTTTTAGGTGATCAGATCGCTTTAGAAGCTATGCGTAAACAATTCGGCTCAGAATCTTTTGTTATACAAAGACTACAAAACGACATTGCACTAGATAACTATGAGGTTGAATTACGCAGACAAGGCTTGAATGAGAAGATGATAGCTAGTCTTGTAGAGCAAAAATCAGTTGCATTAGGTTTAAAGCAAGAAATGATTGAGATGGCAGCTTTAGCTCAAACTACCCTTAACTTTGCTCCGACACAGGAACTTGCCAGCAGATTAAGAAAGTACGCTGGTAGAGGTACAGTTTCTGACAAAGATCCAATCTTCGGTACTGGATCAAGGGCAGGTAAGTCTATATATTCTAAAGCAGGTAATAAAGCAATAAAAGAAACTATAGATCTCACCAGAGAACTAACTGACGCACAGAAACAACAAGTAGAAATAGCTGATAGTGTCTCTGGAGCCTTTGGTGGTTTCTTTATGGATCTAGTAGATGGAACTACATCAGCTAAAGACGCCTTCAGATCTATGGCTACTGACATCATACAACAGCTTTACAGAATACTTGTTGTTGAACAGCTAGTAAACTCTATTGCTGGTGCCATTACAGGTAGCTTTGCTCCTGCCTCTGCTGCTGGTACGAGGGGTTCTGTAGCTCCACCTAGAAGGCCAACAGGAGTATTTAATCGTTACGAAGGTGGTGGATACACAGGCTCAGGCCCAAGGTCAGGTGGCTTAGATGGTAAGGGTGGATTTATGGCTATGCTACACCCTAGAGAGACTGTCGTAGACCACACTAAAGGTCAGGGTGCTGGGGGTACTACTGTCAATCAAGTCTTCAACATCTCAGCCAATACCTCAGACGATACTAAGAGACTTATCACTCAAACAATAGCGCAAGCATCACCAGCTATCATCAATCAGTCCGTAGGTGCAGTTATGAACCAAAGACGTAGAGGTGGCTCAATGAAATCAGCATTTGGATAAACTATGGCTATAACTTACCCTCTTAATACCCCCACTACTATAGGAATAGAGAGTATTGAGCTACGAGCTATGAATGCTGTAGCTGTCTCTCAGTCTCCCTTTACATATAAGCAACAAGTAATAGCACATCAGGGTCAAATCTGGAGTGCCTCAGTCAGTATTCCCTCAGTGCGTAGGGATCTAGCTGCTGACTGGAAAGCTATGCTAGTAGCTCTAAAGGGATCTGTAGGCACATTTCTACTGGGTGATCCCGACTATGCTACACCTAGAGGAACTATAAGTGGTAGTCCTACTTTATCAGGATCTGCTGGTAATGACACAGTATCTATTACCCTTACGGGAACCCTGTTA